CATGAGCTGCAAAAAAGCCTTGAAGGCAGCTCGAGCACAGATTCTCTTCCGGCCATTACGTTAGACGTGAAGTTTGAACCTGATGCTTGGCCCTTGAACAGCCAGTTAATGAGTAAACTTGTCGAGGAAAACAATCAAGATCCTGATTTTCTACAAGCTTGGCACTATATCAATCAGCGTGGCTCCAGTGTCATGAGAAACAGTGAATACTTTTGGTCACCTCACGGGGGACGATGGAAAATGAAACACAGAGTTCTCGTTCCCATGAAAGATCACAAACAAGCCACAGTGGGTTACAGTGCGCGATGGGCAGGAACCCCACCTGCTGGGCAGCCTAGATATGTCAACAGCAAGTTGCCCACAGACTATTTGTTCAACAGCCATGCGCTGTATAATAGCAGACACTTTGTGATTGTAGTTGAGGGACTTTTGACTGCCATAAGTATTGATTGTGTAGCTGTCATGAGCCATGTGTTAAGTCAAGGGCAAATATCTCAGTTGCAAAAATCTGGCAAAGAAATAATCATCATGCCTGATCAAGAACAACAGAATCAAGACTTAATTGATCAAGCATTGCAGTTGGATTGGGCTGTGAGTTTCCCACAATGGGAAAAATCATGCAAAGATGCAGCAGATGCAGCTCAGCGTTATGGTGAGTTGTTTACAATAAGAAGCATAATTCAGTCTCGCACTACAAGTGATTTGAAAATAGGCGTATTACGACAGGCCATGGGTAAAAACAATGGATTCTAAAAAACACGAATACAGCGAGGCCAAGCAAAAGCTGTTGATTGATATATTAATGAGCAGTGAGGAAGTTTTTATTCGCTGTCAGAATATTCTCAAACCACAGTATTGGAATCAAAAGTTTCGCAAAGCCATCAAGTATATTTTGGACTATGTTGATGATCATAAAGCATTACCAAAAATACAACAACTCAATGTTGAGACTCAAAGTAACTTTGAGTTGATTCCTGATATCAACACACATCATATTGAAGCCTTTTTGCAGGAAATTGAAGAGTTTTGTAAAAATCGTGCATTGGCTGAAGCTGTGTTATCGGCAGTGGATCTTATTGAAAAGGGCAACTATGGTGAAGTAGAGAAACGAGTTCGCGATGCCATTCTCATTAGTTTGGTAAGTGATGTAGGCACAGATTACTTTGCCGATCCACGCGAACGTCTTAATCGTATCAAAAGCAACAACGGACAAGTAAGCACAGGCTGGAAAACTGTTGATCAGAAACTATATGGTGGTGTAAATCGTGGTGAAATCACTATTTGGGCTGCACCCAGCGGTGTGGGCAAAAGTTTGTTTTTGCAAAATCTCAGCTTGAGTTTTGTTAAACAAAAACTCAACGTGATTTATATCAGTCTTGAGCTCAGTGAAGAACTAACCAGCATGCGAGTTGACAGCATGTTGACTGGCGTAGCAACTACTGATATTTTCCGTAAACTTGATGACGTGGAAATCAAAGTCAAGCAAACCAGTCGTTCATCAGGAACTTTTCACATCAAGCAAATGCCACAAGGCAGCACAACCAACGACATCAAAGCCTATCTCAAGGCATATGAGATTAAAACCGGGCAGCGAGCAGACGCCTTGATTGTGGACTATTTGGATTTGTTGTATCCCAACAACAAAAAGATCAATCCCAGCGACTTGTTTATCAAGGACAAGTTTGTTGCCGAAGAGCTTCGCGGCTTGGCTGTGGAGCGTAAAATACTTTGCATGACAGCCAGTCAGCTAAATCGCGGTTCAATCAACGAGCAGGAACATGATCAAAGCATGATTGCTGGTGGTATCAGCAAAATCCACACAGCAGACAATGTTATCACAATCTATGCCACACAAGCTATGAAAGAACGTGGACAATACCAAATCCAGTTTATTAAAACTCGTAGCAGCAGTGGCGTGGGCAGCAAGTTGTTTTTGGGCTATGATCCAGCAACACTGAAAATATTTGATCTTGAAGATCAAGGTCAAGTGCAACAGGCACAGGCAGGAGTGGTTACAGATGTGCTGGCTGATCTTCGTAGAAAAAGCACACAACCTCCGCCCAAATCAGATACTCAACCACCAGTTGCTGCAAGCAAAATGCAGGATCTCAGCAAGCTAACAAGCTTGATACGACGTTAATTTTTTACATCAGTTTCCCATAAATAAAGCAAATGTTTTTGCTTATGGGAAACTATTTTGAAGTCTAAATCTAGCATTCTTGAAGAACTTGACCGGCACATTGGCAGCCGCAACAAACACAGTGTTATAGAAAACCGTGTTATTCATTTAGTTGCCAACATGGCAAATCTTTGTGAACAAATCCGTATAACTTACAGTCAAGATCAAGCAGATGACTTGATTCGCCGTCTTCAGCGTGCGTTATTGACAAATGATGACAAAAAGTTCACCCGCAAAATTAGCGAATATAAGAATCAAGAGAAGTAAATCCATGACCCAATCACTTGCTGTTTATGAAGACATTCGCAAAAATATAAATTTTATTGATGAAATACAACATCAAGAAGTTGATGAAGCCCTGGGTGATTTGGTAAAAAAAGCCAAAACGTATTGGGCTGGCCGAGAAAAACGCGCAGGACAACGTGACCTTAACTATTATGTTAATCAAAACTTCAAATGGTTGGGTTTACTAATGGGTCAGCAAGACCTAGATTACACTACATTGAGTTTTGGTAACATGCGTCATTTTTTCAAAGCACCAAGAAATCGTATTGGCTTGGATGATGCAGATGTTGATAAAGTTTTTGCCAACGTTCAAAAGCAGTTCAACTTACCTAATACCAACGACAACACTAACATAAATGACAACGAAGCTGAAAGTCAAAAGATTGTAAAAGGTCTTTTGAAACAAGGCATTGTGCTTGGGCGGTCCAAGCAAGGGCTAGGCGACGGTTCACAAAAAGCACTAGGTGCCAGCAGTGCAGCTAGTACTCCTGCTGCCGCAGCTGGCAGCCCTGCCGCTGATCCTGCATCTGCATCCCAACCGCCCTCCACGGCACCTACAGCGCAAGCTACTACTACTGCTGCTGCTACCTCTCCTACTCAAGATAGAAAAAACCCTGCTTATCTTAACTATATTAAGGATGGCAGGTTCTCAGGTGAACCTGCATTAGTTATGAATATTGAAGGAAGGCCAGTCAATGTCTATAAGGTAGCTCCAAGTAAACTTACCCCTGCAGGTTGGGCTTTTCTTTACCCCGATCGGGGGTGGGAGTATCCTAAAAAAGGTGATTACTATGATAAATGGTTTAATGATCAATGGGCTGCTCAAACCATGCAAGAATCCAATGTAGGAGCCGAGAAATCACACAAAGATGACCTGCTAGCTGCACAGCAAGCTGAGCAGCAAGGTGATAAAGCCCTACAGTATGAAAAGCTTGCAGATTACCATGAAAAGTTCAGCAAAATCAACAATTTAAAATCTGCTGATCGTGTTCACCATACAACACAAGCAGGCATTTATCGCCGTGCTGCTCAAGCTGTTCGATCAGCCCAAGAAACTTTAGCCAAGAGTTCAAAATGAAACTATTTCAAGATTTGAATCGATACGTAACACAAAATGCCACAGTAAGCTTGGCTGGTAACATTCCAGTTAATGTTGCAGAGTGTTCTAATACTATTTTCCAAGGCTTGCTTGCCTTGCATGTTTTACGCCAAGAGCCAGAAAGTCATCATGTAATAAGAGAATACGCAGAAAACACGCTGCAAATAGCCAACAGCACAGGTTTGTATGAGTTTTTGCATGTCATGCATACTGAAGTATTACGTGAACATGCTAGAGACGAAAAAAGTTATTTTACAAAAAGCGAAATTGATCAACAGATCCGTGTTACTCACGAATTTCTGCATGCATGTAGCGAGGTAACCTATCAGCAGTCCATGCAAAATCAAAGATTATTGCAGTTGGAGAGCAGTTATAAAATCACCAGCACTGCTGATAAAAAACTACGTCGTGATGTTGCCAATTGGCAGAAACTTGATGCTGACACACGCTGGTCAGTGTGCCAGAAACTTTGGGAAAACATTCATCGCACACAGGGCTTGCGTGACCTACGCAACTGCTTGCGACGTTATGTGCAAGAACAAAAATGGCCTGCTCCTGTTACTGGAGAAAAACCACCTGTCAGTGCTGCCAACCGCATGCAGTTGCTGACTCGCCTACCAGTTGTGAAAGAAAACCTAGAAGCCAGTCAAGGCGTTAAAGATCTTGAACATGCATTGACTAAAACACAAGATCACAGCTACGACCACATTGATGGCATAATGAAAAAAATCAGCGCCAAGCTGGGAATAACTCCACATGAACTACACCAGGAGTTCAAAAAACAACACAGCATGACTCCTGATGATTGGGTGAGAATAGCCAATGTTCGTGCAATAAGAGAAACTTCCAGTAGTGGTGGAACCAGCGCCGGAGCAATAGCCAGTGTGGCTAATCCCGTGGGCAAGGTCAACCGCCGCCCCAGCTTGTTTGGATATGTTCCTGAAGACTCTCGGCCACCCAAAAGAAAGAATATATTTCAAGTTGGCGATCAAGTAAAATCAAGATGGGGAGACAGAAAAGATGAAAAGCCTCACACTATTACCAAAATAGATGGGGATTTCATCCACACAGATGAACAAAGTTTTTTCAATCCCGAAAACTCCCTGTTCCATCATGAGAACTTTGTTCTTTACAAACGCCGACAAGACATGTGAAACCCGCGTGATTTGGGCAAACCTAATAAATACTCATGCAAAAATATACTTGCACTTACAAGGAGAATAAACAATGACTGATCGCGTAAATGGATCTACATTTGCAGGTGAGTTCCTAACTGGCAACATGGATTTCTTCACCCTGTTGACACTTGTGCCAGTTGGACAAACCAATGTAGTAACACCAGTAGTTGATCTGCCCAGCTATCAAACATTTGCTAGCACTGGCGTGTGGACCACAGTGTCTGTTACAGACAGCAGCGGTACCGCAACAAGCTATGCATCAAGGGACGCCTATTTGGATGCTTTTTACAAGCAACTAAATCTTGACAACTTGATTCGCACATTTTCTATTCGTGCTAATCCAGTTGCCATCAGTGTTAACAGCATAACTGGTAACATTCCCGGCACAGCAACAGCAATCAATGCAAATACAACAACTTTGTGGGCATTTTACGGGCTTTACAACAACATTGCCACACCCACACAAGTATTTGGTAACGCATACACAACTGGTAAAACTTTCTATAGTGCGCACGTTGCTACAGAAAAGACATTGCTGTGGACAGCTGGTACTAACAGCAACTTCAGTACTTCAACTGCTGCTGACAACACAAATGCACAAGGTTACAACATCTTGGCAAGCAATAGCCTTTATCAAGGATTGGATGGCCTTACTGCATATGACACTCAAAGCGCTCAAGTGCTTAGCGGAAGTGCTCAAGGGTCTGATGCAACCAACTACTACTACCTCAAGAACAC